TCTACTAAATGATTTGAATAAGTAAAATGACCTTCTACTTTATTTAGATTAGCGCCATTATCAAACATTCCTACAGCTTCTGCTATTTCTAAAAAATCCCTTTGTACAGATCCTTTTAATGCTGGAAGTGTTTTTCTTATAATTGAAATGACTAGCGGCTCTTTAACCTCTGTCATTAACCAGATCAAGTATTGACATATAGCATAAGTTTTGCCAGATCTAGTACCCCCCTGGTGAACTCTTAGGCGTGCTGTAGAACTCTTTAAATCGTAAAACTGTCTATTTACCTTCTGGATCATTTCCCTGGTCTGCTGGGATCCATTCTATTACTCTTGATTTTAATCCCCCTGTTTGTCTTATTTCCTGCTTAGTTCCGTTTAATCTATGAGCTTCATGCTCCTCTGAAATCATCTTCATAGCTGCTATCTGTAATGATGGAGTTTCTGAATTAATCCAGTTAGATAACATCTTTGTTTTTTTTCCAACTCTCATTTCCTCAACTGCCTTTTTTATAGCGTCCGATTCATGTAATTTATGATTATAAAAAGTTTCTTTAGAGCAAGGCAAAAAAGCTATTATATGCTCCATAAACATTAATTTGTGCTTATTGATTGCAATCAGTGCTTTTTTCTCAAGTTCTTTTGTATCGTAAGCCATTTAATTTTTTTTAAACCAGTGAATATTAAATCCAAATATAAATAAGAAAAACTGTAGAGTGTGTCTTTTGTCATCTCCTAAAACCTCTATCATTTCTATATCCTCATTAGAGTAGTTAATGCCAAACATCAAACCATATACAGGAAAAAAATCAACTTCTAACATCTTTGTATTTATTGTACAAAAATAAGTAAAAATCCCAGATAGCTTGCTGGTAGTTTTTTTTCTCATGTAATTTATTAGATGTACGAGCTACTCCATCGATAACATAAACTAATATAAATTTATTGTCTCTAGGTTTAGGATATATACGAATATCATTATCATCACACCATTTAAAAGCATTATAGTGTTGCTCTTCAGTATTTACTACTGGTTGTTTATATTTTTGTTTTTTTGCCATAATTAAAAAGGTACTTTGTCGTGTACTACTGTAAATCTTTGTTTTTTCTCATCTATTGACTTATATACCCCCCCATCTTTGAAATCTGGAGCGAGTGTAAACATTCCCTGGCTGCCATTTTCTTTGCGCTTTACCTTTTGTATATGCATCTGTACAGCATCAGATTTGTATTTAGTTATCTCGCCTAGTGATCTATAAACTGTAACACAATTAAATGCCTTATTAAAAAAGTCACTAGATCCAGAAATATCATATGGAGTTGGAACTTGATAAATACCAGATTCACTTATAGACATTTTTCTAGGATGCGCCACTAGAAAAAGATGAGTTTTTGTCTGCTGGCAAAACTGAGTAATCTTAGAAAGCATAACCCCTATATAGGAGTGATCTCTTTGAGCTGAATGGTCAAGCATATTCCAGGGATCAATTACTAAAAGATTAACGCCTTTTTGAAATACTAAATCTCTAAATGCCTCTAGTATGCCATCTAAGGTTAAATTATCTAAATCTATTTTTACAAAATAAAAATGTTCCTCTATAAAATCTTTAGTGTTATTTAGATCTTCATTAGTACATATACGCTCATTTAATTTGTTTGCTAGTCGTTTAATATGACCTTCATATGGAAATGATTCTGGAGCAAAAAAAGCTGTTCTATGTCTATAATTTACAGCCATATTACAAGCTATCTGATCTACTACGTCTGATTTACCAGAGTTTGGAATACCAGTTACCACCGACCAAGAACCTTCGAAATCAATTTTAAAATAATCATCGCTATTACCTAATCCTACAGAATAGTTTTTTATACCATTTTCATTATAATTTAATACATCCTTCCATATATCATTTACATTTACTACGCCTTCCAGTGGAAAATGTTTTGAGGTTTTTAAAATGTTTCTTAGTACTTCAGCACCTTTTTCAATTAAAACCTCATTAGCGTCCTTAAAATCGCCAAATTCTACATACTTACAGCGATATTGTCCAAACCTTCTAGCGAGTTCATTTCTTAGAGACAATCCTGGCTGATCATTATCAGTACATAAGATAATTTCTTTTTTGTCTTTAAAATATTCCCAGCAGTTATCTAAGTAATCTAGGCGCTGATTACCTTTAGATGCGCCATTAGGTACTGAGCATACAGAATAAATACCAGCTTCATGCAGTGACAAAGCATCCATTTCTCCTTCTACAATATAAATAGTAGGCATTTCGTTAATAGAATCTAAACCATAAAATATAAGCTCAGCTCCAGAAACCATTTTAAAATTCTTTTGTCCATCTCTGAATTTACAGTTTATGAGTTCACCTTCTCTGAAATAATTGAAGTTTATAGCATTTCTCTCTTTACGAGCTTGAGGAAAGTATTCTATAGATTCGCCTATTTTCCAATGCGATAAAGTAGCTTCTGTAATACCTCTTTTATTAAACCATTTTATAGTTTTTTCTGATAAGTTTGTTTTTGCCTCTGGAGGTTTTACAAATTCTTTTTTTGGTTTAAAATTTACATTACCACTCCATCCGCAGTTATGACAATTATAAACGCCTTTATCTAAATTTATAGATAAGCAGGGATCTTTTTTATTTTTCCTAGTGTGTGAGCATTGCGGACATATTACCTTTTGCTCTATAGCATTACCTTTTGGAGTAATACCGATATTTATAAATTCATTATAATTCATTTTATAGTTTGTTTAATTTGTTTAAAAATATAAATTCTGATTCTGATAGCAAATTTTTTAGTTCTAAAACATAAGATTCGACTTTTACTTTTTTAATATTTTCTTTTTGAAATAACTGATCATTAGTGGCAAATCCTTTAAATATAAACTCTGGATATTTACAATGAAAAAAAGCAAACCCCCCCACATCTGATTTAGAATAAACTGGAGTCATTAGTGGTAAATCCTTTTCAGTTACCTTTACATCTATGGTTATACCATTCCAGGTTGCATCATAAACATCAGTACCTTTAGCTTTAGAAGTATTACCTATAGAAAAATCACAATGGATGTTATAATGCTTACAAAATATAAATTCAGCTCCAAAACCGATAATGTTCCTGTAGAGGTGTTTATCATCATTGGCGGCAGTACCTTTTCCGTTTACTCCTGTTAATTCTTTATTTTCTTGTCTAGCTTCTGCAGTTAGCTCTACTATCTTCTGCTCTAATGGTTCTAATATATATTTATTACCTATTTTAAACATGGCGTTTTTAAAAGAGATTCTTTCTTATTCTTTATATCATTAATTAAACTATTATCTCTGGCATTTTTGCCAATATCTACTTGGCGATTTTTACTATGTATCTGTGCATTATTGCCATCATTATATTGGCAAATTTGGATACTACGCTTTATCATCAGCTAGTATATCAAATTCTTTACCTCCAAATTTTTTAATAAATCTATCTAGTTTGGAAACTCCCTTTTTTTTATCTCTCATGCCTGCTATAGATAAAAAGTTACTTGACCAGAAGTCATCATCCACTGCCTTTTTACATATCCAGTAAAGCTGCCTGGGATTTACATCATCTTTAGTATCGCATAATCTAATAACATTAAGCCAGTTTATTTTCTGCAGAGTTGTTTTTGGCTGGTATCTATTTTCAAATAATATTTTAATATGATCATAAGCAGTAATATACTTTTTATCGAAATCAGTCACTTTTTTAAAAGTGGCGGTATTATCTTTTATATTATTCTTATTATTATTACTATATATATTAACCTGGACATTTTTGTCCCCACCCTGGGGATCTTTTTGTCCCCCCTGGACATTTTTGTCCATAGGGTAAGAGCTGTTTATTTTTATAGTCCTTTTTACTACTCTTTTAGTTTCTTTATCGTATTCCATTACAGAAGATATATAGTTTAAATCCTCTAGCTGCTTAACCCATCTAGAAACTGTTTTTTTATCTACATCATACAGCTCTGCAAAATATTTATTCGATGCCCAGGAATAACCTTTTTTATTTGATAAAGCTGTAATCTCGCCAAAAAGTAGTTTAGCATTTGGGGATAGTTTGTCATCATACCGAACCTCAGCTGGTATTATAGCATAGTAATTTGGTTTCATAGTTTGACTATGTAGATTCTATTAGTTTTTTTATTCTATCACAAAAACATCGAATGTCTCCAAAAATTTTATGAAAATCATCTAAAGTAATTTTATTATCCTCAAACAATTCCCATAAAACTTCAATTAGTAAATCATATTCAGCTCTTGTCATAGTGCCTACATATTCAAATCGGACTGAAACATCTCCAGCAGTGGTGTTTGTGCGCCACATTCTCTGATCTATTTCATTCCAATAAACATTTTTATAATCAGTCATAAGCCATATAATTGTCTATAATATTTTTTGCAGCGTCAAATGTATTACACCACTGCGCATCCCAGGAGGCGTTTTTAAGACGCTCTAAGCAGTTTAATTGATTTTCTGTAGGTTTATTATATCCTACTTTTAATTCTATCGCTAAACCGCTGTAATTCGTTTTCGCTTGAAATATTAAAATATCTGGAACTCCTGCAGTTCCGCCTAAGTATTTAAACTTATAGCGCTCAAATGGAGATCTTTTACCCTCATTAGGTACATGAATAGCAAAAACTCCAGGATATTGCATTTTAATATAAGACATCACGCTGTTTTGAAGTTGATCTTCTTTTGTTAAATATTTTGCGAATGGATTCTTTTGTGCCATACATGAAAATTCCTGGGTGAATAACTTTTGGTATAATAATTTTTTTAGGTATCCAATTATTTGCCTTTAAACTATTCACTTGTTTATACAAATCTAAATATTTCCTGTTAAAATCTGGATCTGTTTGTCTTAAATCCTTACAGCTTCTAATATTATGCAAAGCTGTAGCATGATCTCTACTTAATGATTTACCTATTTTAAATAAACCATATCTAGTAAATTCTCTACATAAACCAAAATAGATTTTTCTAGCATCAACTAAATGCCTACGCCTACTTTTTACGTTTAATTTATAACCGAAATAATTTTCTACTATAAACTGTATTTTATATAATTCCATTTTTTAAAGTATTAAAGATCCATCTTCATTATATCCAGCAGCCGAATAACCTTTAGCAGATCCTGTTATTAAGTAAAATCTCCAGTCAGATAAAGCTCTTAAATATGCTTGTCTGCCTAGTTCAATGTCTTTGTCTCCTAATCCATAAACTTCTACGCTATATGGATGTTTTGTTTCTACTGTTATAAACCTAAAATTTTCTGGAGGAAATCCTAATACATCAGAATAAAAACACGCCTGCAAGTGATAAGCGTATTTATATAAGTCCCTTTTAAAAGCTATAGGAGAGTTATCTTGACAGGTTTTAACATCCCCTATCCAATTCTGTTTTTTGTCAAATACGTCTGGGCGCACCCTTATATCTACTCCTTCCATTTTACCATAATGAGAAAGCTCTACAGTTCCATTACAATATTTTTGCGCTAGGTCATGCTGTTTATAATTTTTCATAATACCAGATATAATAGTCATATCCTCGTCCCTTAAACATTTGCGATCCCCTGCTAGCTTATCGTGTTTAGCTTTTATCTGCTTTCCCTCTTTAGTGCGCCCATCGTATTTAGGCAGTAAATAATAATCCTGGTCAAATTGTTTTTGACCTTCTAGCATTAAAGTATGTACAGCTGTACCTAAAGCCATTGCTGGAGTTTCTGTAAAGCTGTCATTTAGATAATGATAAACAGATTTTTTATATATCTTTTTTAAACCACTAGCCGAAATAGCACTATTTGAGTGATATTCAGCATTAGTGTCTGATTTAGTATTTAATATCATTTTGTTCTAGTTTTTGTTTGAGATATGAATTTTCTCCTTTGAGCATTGTCACTTCATTTCTTGAATTAGCTAAATATTCTAGTAACACAATAATTCTCTCCTCCATAAATTTTTTATCATCCTCTGGAGTGCTGTCGTAAACATCTACATCATTAAAAAAATCCATAATTATATAAATAATGGGAGGAGTTTTACCCCCTCCCTGGTTAATTAAAATGGCAAATCATCCTCTTCCTGCGCAATAGGATTAACTTGCTTTATAGTTCTTTGACTATCTGGTTTCCAAGTATTAAGTTCTAGATAAATTCCATAATCGCCATTTTTAATCTGAAATTTTAGCTGTTTATGGGTTTTTCCATCCTTATCCTTATAATCTATTAGATCATCTTTTTTTTCTTTACACCACTCTAAAAAATCTTTTGGCGTTATATACATATCACCCAAAACAAAATCTGGAGATTTATCTCCTTTTGGGAATGTTATCACTCCTCTAGGTCTGTTTGGATTTTCTTTTTTTACTTCTTTACTCATAATTTTAGATTTTAAATTTATTTATTATTTGTTGTTTGTACTCATTTTTCATATTATAGGCAGAGAGTACAGTTTCCGCCTGTTTTTTAGTACCTTTTAAAGTAGCTTCTAACTCTGATTTTTTAAGCCAGGGTTTTTCATCTGTTTTAGATAGCTCTTGTATGTCAGCTGAAGCTGGTAAATCCTCTCCAGCATAAATATAATGTCCAAGTCCATGCATAGCCAGATTTTTAGTTAAACATCTCATTAAAGTAGAGTTAACCTGGAAAGCGTTTGGTTTTGTTACAGTTTGATTTCTGTTATCTAAAATAGGTAACCACATTGGCAAAGTATCTCCATCTATGGTAACTCTTGTATAGCAAAAACCTCCAAAAGCATTATTAAAAGCTAATGGTAATTTTGTTTTTTTATCTTTATAATACCAATATTTAGCACTAGGATAGCGCTTTTTAACCTCTCCCCATGCCCACGCCCAGGATAGATATGATAGATTACCTTTTTTCTCGACTTTATCGCTAACATTTACAGCTGATAAAACCTCAAATACTGATTTTTCTTTTTTCATAATTCTAGATTGTTTAAGTTTAATTTTAATTCTTTGAGCTTTATAAGCTCTGCATAAGTAAAGCGCCCAGGATCTTGAAGTTTTCTTTTAAGCGTATCATAGGAAATACCTAAATGATCAGCTACATCTACTCTCCTAAGTCCTAGGCGTTTTATCTCGTTTATAAATTCTAATTCTAAGTTATTCATATATAAAAATAAAAGGGGAGTTGCCTCCCCTGGTTAATTATTTATTTTTCGTGTTTCCAAACCTTACTCCAAGATATTTTACTATAAAATTCGTTAAAGGATTTTTTTACTCTAGATAAATGTCCCCAGGTGAAATACTGACTTTCGCCATTTATTAAAATCTCATAATTCCAATTTATATCTCCATCCTCTGGATATCTAAAGTGCGGTTCTATCACTACATCTTTACCAGTTAATTTATAAAGCTCGCCTTCTAATCCAGAGTAAGTTTCTTTTTTTATTAATTTTCTCATAATTTGTTTTATTGTGGGGGGATTGCTCCCCCCTGGTTAGTTATTTATTTATTATAGATAATCTGTTATTAATAAAATCAGTTTTAAATTTTGTTTTACTAAATGAAATGGCATTATCTAAAAACTCTTTTAACATATAAGTCCCATCAGATGATCCGAAACCTTGATCAGAATCTCTGTAATCCTCTGTCCAGCTCATAGCTACCTCTGTAGCTATTTCGTTTAAATCTTTATTATTAATTTCAGATCTAACAGCAAACCAGTTGTCTACTGATTCAGCTTTAAATATTAATGTTTCTGGCTGTATTAAAAAATCGTAATTTGTCATAATTTCTAAGTTTTGTTTGTTTGTTTGTTGATGTAAAAGTACGCAAATATTTGTAATTTCCTAATAAATCTTTAAAATATTTTAAAAAAAAATCCCCATTCAAGTAAAAACCATCCTGGGGATCAGCAAACAAAAGGGAATCTTTATGCTATTCGGCTATTGATTTATAAGTACTAGCTACGTCATCATCCTGGTTCGGTATATGTAAATTAACCCTCACCTCTGCATCTTTGACGCTAAAAGTCATTGAATCTATGTAGGCGCTTACTGGCTCTTGCAGGGTATCTATTCCAAAGTCAATCCATATTTTATTATGTAAACCAATATTTTTAGTATTTATATTTCTAAATGTACCCTCATATTTAGTCAAATAATCTCTTGAGTCATTAATAATTTCCTGGGTAATAATAGCTTCTAATGTTTTATTAGAACTATCTCTAGGTCTTTTATAATCGCCTTGTATTTGACCTACAAAATTTTCATCTGATTTCAATTCATTTGACATTATATTTTTAGTTTCATATTTACCAGTAAAACCGCCATCATAAGAAAATCTACTTCTAACATTTGTAACCTTGTTAAAGTTTAATTCTATTTTTTCTGCTATTGTGAAATTATCAAAATAAGTCATATCTCCAGCAGTGTAACCTAAACCAGATGCGCCTAAAATACCTACAGAAATATTAACGTCATTATCATTAGTATCATATTCAAAAGTTTCTATGGTTTTAGAGAAACCCACCCATTTATTTATAACTGTATTTTTTATACCAAATTGTCTGCCTGGGTTTGATGATGCGTCATTTGCATAAGTAATCCATTTTTTTTCCTCAAAATCATACATATAATCTGGCGATCCGTTTCCAGAAGTATCTATTATAGCAAATATTGGATATCTATAACTGGCGCTAGTTGCTGATCCTGGAGCTATATGATATGATAGTCCTATTCCTATAGGGACTCCCTGTCTAACAGTATTTGCAGTTATGTCTGATTTAATTAATGGCGCAGTAACTATCCCCCCTTGTACTTTAAAATATTTATTACCAGACAATGCCTTAACAGTAAAATCATTAGATTCTACTACTCCAATAACATCCATATTAGTAACATCAGATCCTATAGTCCACTCATCAGTTCCATAAAGAAACTGACTATTTTGATTTATAAAATTTAACTCAGCTAATTCAGTAACAAACCTAGTTTCAAGCATTGGTTTCTCATATAGCTTAGTCAGTGATCTATTTAATGGCACTAAATCATCTGGAGAGGTAAATAAAACATTCTCATCTTTTGTTTCTACATATGTCCCATCAGAATCAAAAACTTTATAATTAATTTTTTCCTCTCCTTTATTTAAAAAATCTAACTGATATGTTCTAATTTGTCCCATTATGCTATTCCGTCTTGTTGTACCGCAGCTGATAATAATACCGAATTACTGCCACTGGGGAAAAAGTTAATACTATTTGACCTGGTATTAGCTTTGTTATTAGCTTTAAATTTAACCCTTACAGTTTGAGTTCCAGGAACTCCAGAGCTAGGATTAAATGATAGCCAGGATCTATCTGGCTCTATCCTATAATTTCCATCAGCAGTAACTGAAACGTCAAAATAACCAGAGTTTTGAGCAATCTCATATGTAGGCGATGGACTTAATGAAATAGAAGTAGCTGGAGCTGCGCCTACTGGCTGTCCAGTAACTGTTATTGTAGCGCTCTTATCTGAAACTCCTATAGTACCTGCTATAGTTACTCTTAAAACAGAATCTGAAACTTTAGAAACTGTTAAACTGTCGTAAATAACGCTATTAGAAATGACTGTAACATTACCAGCGCTTTGCCATTTATAGCCAGAGCTGGCGGTAATATCAAAAGTTTTAGTATATGTTTGCCCATCGCCTCCAGCGGCTGAAAAACTAGATGGAGATATGCTTGCATTTGTAGCGCTATCAGTAACGCTAAAACTGTGAGTAAATTGTTGAACATCTGCAGCTCCTGTTAAAACTAAAAGCTCTGTAGTAGATCCTATAGGTCTAGATCCAGTTACAGTTACTATTATTACGTCACCACTTAAAGCGTGAGATACACTAAATCCTCCAGTTACAGATACTCCTGTTAATTGACTAGCCGATGTAAACTCTCCTACATTAGAAAACACATTAAAATTCATTGTAAAAGCATCTCCTACTTCTCCAGCTCCATATGCTAGAGTCCCATTTGCTGGCGATACAATAGCGTTTGTAACATTAAAGTTTGAATCTGCATTAATTCGTAAATCATAAGATACATCCTGCAAAACACTTGGGACATTCAGATCACTATCTGAGCTACTTTCTCCAGTGTCGACTACTGATGGAGGAGTTGTAACATAATTATAAGTGTCTATGTTTAAAACAAAAGCAGCAGATGTATCTGTTTGACCATTAGCATCTTCGCCTGTAACTGTATAGCTGTCTCCATCTTGACTTGAGCTGACTAAACCTAGAGAGTACTCGCCAAAAAATTGATTTGTAGGATCATTTTGCACTACAGTACCGCCACCAGGTAAATTCCAAGTCCATTTAATAACTTCAGTACCTCCATCTTCTACAGCTATTAATCTATAGCTTGTCCCTGTATTATGATACATTTGAGCAACTCCATCAATAGAAACATCTGGAGATCCATATACAGGAGTAGCTACTGGCGCTGCTGGCTCATTTATAATGTCTACTGCGCTAGGCGCTACAGTTCCCTGGACAATCCTATTGTCTATTAAACTTGAGTTATTCACTACATACCATTTAGCAAATGATTGAAATATTCTGCTGTTTGTCATTAGAAGTATATGCTTTAATGCTTGCTTAGCATCCATTAAAATCAAATTCTTATTTGAGAAAATATATCTATCAACTTCTATATCGTGAAATATAGTATCATTTGCAGTAGCTCCATTTTTTCTAATATCATTAGCTATATAAATTTGAAATTCGTGACCAGTTAGCTTTAAAATCTCTTTTAAATAAAAAAACATTTTCTCTTTTGCACTTGCATTATCACTAGGGAAAGGAACGTCAAAAGATTCAAGAGTTCCGAGTCCATCTATAGCTTCCAACTGTATTTCATAAGGCGCAGATACTACTGCTTCTTTATAGCCATCATTTACTATAAAACCCTCCCATATAGGATTAAAAAATACCTCTGATCCGAGTTTGCCATCCCAATTCTGATCAATTAAATTATAAGGTAACTCTTCAGTTTCTAAGTCACTTCCAAAGCTAGTATATTCTAATATTTTTACTTTGTACTCTCGCTCTCCAGATTTATAAAAATCATCATAAATTGTTGTATCTGTAACAAAGAAATTTAAAATACATCTAGAGCCAATTATAGGAGAATAAATATCATCATCTGCATCCCATTTTATTTGTACAGGATTACCAGTACCAATTATTTGAGTTGGCTGTACGCCTGTATTAAAAGGATCTAGTATAAAATCTTTTTGAAGTATTTCTATTTTAAATTTATTTTCCTCTACATCAGAGAAAAAAAGCTCATATTTTAAATTGTATGCCATTATAACAATCTACTACGATTTTTTTCAGCTCGCTGTAAAGCTACTACTAAATCCTGTCCTTGTATTCTAAATTCGCCACCTACGTTTATGTTTTGACCTCCTTGCTGTCCTAGCATTCCCTTTAGCTTATCTAGTGGCGCTATTACTTCTGGATTAGATCTAGCGCCTGTATATTCACCCATAAGTCCAAGAGTAGGAGCTGAAACTATACCACCATTAGCGAATTTTTTGACGTTTTGAATTTGACCTGCGAATGCTTTCATGGCAGCGCCTAATCCTATAGCAGCTAAACCAGCAGCCGCACCGACTATAGGTACTGCAAAAGTTAATGATAATTTAGAAGCTAAAACTGCTGCTGTACCCATTTGCTGCAATAAAGTTCCAATAGTATTTAAAATAACACTTCCAATAGCTGCAAATACATTTTCACCAGTTACAAGAGCATTGCCCAAAGCATCAGATATTCCAATAGCCATGTTAGCAAAATCAAACTCAATCTCTTCAGCTACTTGGTTTGTAGTTTGTTGTAGGCGTTGTAAAGTATTTTTTAAGCCGCTATTTATTTCATCAATATTAGGTGCATTTATTTCAAAATCTATTGTAATGGGTTTAACTCCATCAGCGCTAGTTAAGCCAGCTTCTCCTGTATCACCTCCACTAGCTATAGATCTTACTTTTTTTAATGAATTAGCTAAGTTGTCAGTTTCTGTTTTTAATTTTTTTGTAGGAGTTACAGCTCTCTCAAGCGTCTTTTTTAAGTCCGCTTGAGCTTTAGCAGCAGCAGCCGCAGCATCGCTTTTTTCTTTAAGAGAAATAGCTAAACTTTCAGCTTGTAATGCTGCAAATTTTACTGGATCTCCTAGAGATTTTATTACATTAAAAAAGGTTTGTATTCTTGATACTGCTGGATTTATCCTATGTAAAAGTTCTATCATGCCTGCAGTAAGTAAAGCGACAGCGCTGGCTATAATGCCCACTGGATTTGCTAGCATAGCTACAGTAAGCGTTTTAAATGCGCTAGCGACTTTTATTAATATAGGCGTAGCTATAGCTAGTCCAGATGCTAATGCGCCTATTCCAGATGACATTGCACCTATAACTATTAGAGTTGGCGCTATAGCAGCAGCAATCCCTGCAATAATTATTATAGTTTTTTTTGTACCATCATCTAAATCTCTAAATTTTTTAAGCACAGCATTTGCTTTTTTAACTAAACTTGTAAAAGCTGGCAGAATAACAGCACCAAAAAGAGCGCCTAACTCTTTAATCGTTTCTTGAAATTTTCGCATTTGGTTTGCGGCTCCACCAGAAGTCCTAGAAAAATCTCCTTGGGCATTTGCTGTTTTTGACATCACAAAATTATAGCGGAGTTGAACTTTTTCCGCTTGAGACATTTGTTTCATAGTTTTTGTAATGCCTTGCTCCATAGCAAACTGCTCTAAATTCACTTGAGTCATTACAATACCTAAACGCTTTAAAGATTCAGTTTCACCTGTAAAAACGCCATTTAAAGCAGTAGTAACTTCCTGGATATTCATGTTTTTAAAAGAAGCTAAATCACCAGCTAATCCAACTAAAGAAGTAGATAAATCAGCAGCACTATCTACAGACAATCCCATAGAAGTAGACATATCGCCAAATAAAGCAGCCATATCTAAAGCAGTTCCCTCAGCTATTCCAAACTGGTCTAATGTAGTTTTAGCAAAATCCTTGACCTCACTTGAAGCAGATCCGAAAGCTACATCTACTTTATTCATAGATTCCTCAAAGTCGGAAGCCATTTTAATTGCAGCAGCGCCAGCTATTCCTATAGGAAGAGTAAGTCCTACTGCTAAGCGTTTTCCTACTCCAGAAACTCTAGTGCCAAATGATTTTAATTTACCAGATGCAGTATTTAAAGCTCTGTTTAGCTTACTAGCATCCCCTATAATGTCTACTCTTAATTTTTGATCTGCCATACTACAAAAATACTAAAAAAAAAGGCGTTAAAATTTAACACCTTGCTCTATAGCTTTATCTTTAAAATTATTATAATCTTTTTCTGTTCCTTTTGGTTTTTGTGCTTTGTTAAATTTATCTTGAGGTAATGGAAATAATTTTTCTGGTTTGATCATTTGCTGCTTTTTTTGACAGTTGACATTGTGAATCATAGTAGATAAGTAGCGAATCCTTTCCCATTCCAAATTTTGTTTTATCATATACGACTCTCCTAAAAGCTGATTTTCTTTCCAGGTGTATATCCAAAACTTATCTGGATCTATGCCGATTTGCCCTATATAATAATCCTGTAAATCATCCCAAGTTAGAGAATCGGCTACTGCTTTCCCTGGCTGTTAGCTACTTTTTTTTCTTGGCGATCAATTCCCATATTAAGATCATTTCCTAAAATACGAGATTCCATCATAGCGCCTATCATTTTTTCTAGCTCATTCTGATCTATATCCTCTAACCAGTCACCTACCTTAAATTGATTATAATCTATCTCATTACCTTGTTCCTGGTCATTCGCTAAAATTGCTGAATAAACTAAAGCTCTTATAGCAGAAATAGAAACGCCACCAGAAAATAGATCTCCTATTTTATCCAGTGGCACTTTCATAATTTCGGTAAAATTTGCCCAAAAATTCATGCTAAAATGTAGCGTCCTTTCACGCCCACCTAGCTTAGTGGTGTAATACCCTCTCCTTTTGTTTGCCATTATGTTTTATCTTTTATTAAGAATTTGTGCTCTTAGTGATAGAACCTGTCAAAGTTATTGATCCGCTGTAAGATACTGGAGATTCCATCTCAGCACTCATCTCAACACTAGATAAAAACCCTTCAGCAGTATAAACAGCATCGCCAGTGACAGCTGTACCGAATACACAAGTTAATTGAGTTCTAGCTAGTAAGTAATCAGCAAGATTAATAGCATTTGCAGTATCATCATAAGCAACTAATCCATCAAAAGAGATTTCTCCACTCATAACTCCAGCGATTACTTCTTGAAAGCCGCTACTATCTTTAGTAGTCGCTTCTGGAAGATCTCCATTAAGTGTTAATGAGCAGGATGTAGTGTGTCCCAAAGTATTGCTCTCAATTTTTAGGATTAAGTTAGTTCCGTTAAATACGCCTGTCGTAGCCATTAGTTATAAATTTTATACAAATATAGTGATTATTATTTTTTTAATTTTTAGTTAAAGATTGAATATATAGCTTTCCAAATCATAAAGAAGATAACTGTACCAATAAATATAATTTTACCTTTTCCATAATAGTTTCCGCTATTCCAATTTGTTGTTATATAGCTTGTTATTTTTTTCTTAATTAAATTTAAATATTCTTTCATAATTTTCCTTTTGGTGGGTTATTTTTATCATCAAAATCAATAGCGTTTTTTAATAAAATGCGATCCAGCATCATATCTTGATTTTGTAACATTTCTTTTTGCAAATTTATTACCATTTCCTCTAAATTATCTTTAGCTTTTACTAATAAATCAATTTGTAATTCTTTTTTGTCTAAAGTTAATTTAAGAGCTTCTAAATCATCTTTTTTTGTCCCTGTTA